TTCAGAAGCACGTTATTATGATTTTGATTATAAAGAGAATGGACGTACAATTGGCAAAGTTAGTGTTAGCTTAGATGAAAACAGTGTGTCTGTTATGTATAGCAACGACTTTGTTGCAAATGAAGATCAAATGACACAAGACAACTGGTATAACTTTTTAAAAGAATTACGACAGTTTAGCAAAAAAAGACTATTAAATTTTGACACTAGAAATATTACTAAGTCTAATTTAGATCGTAGAGACTACAAATTTTTAGCATTAACTCGCACCGGGGAAGATACAATGACAGAATCAACAATGTACGGAACTAGTAAGACTAGTTTTCAAAATATAGGAAACGCAAGAGTTTCTATTAAACATAACGCACCTGTAAACCAAGAAAGTGCAGCTGACAGAACAAGGCATATTGGTACAATATATGTTGAAAACAATGACGGTGAAAGATTTAAATATCCTTACAAACACCTAAGTGGTGCAAGAGCAATGGCAAGACACGTATCAGAAGGCGGTGCACCTTATGATGACTTTGGAAAACACATTGTTAGCATGTCAGAAGAGTTAAGCAAACTACGCAAGTTTAAAACATATATGAATCGTTCAGCAGTAATGGCAGAAGGATTAAAAGATTATGTTAGTATAGTTTCAGAAAGAATGGAATCTATACGTAAAACATTAAAAGGCTTACAAAGAGAAAATTTTTATAAAGAAACATTTGGTGCATTTGAGACACCTATGTTAGAAGACGTTCCGGAAGATGTTGCTGAAAATTGGATTGATCAATTAACTATCAAACAATTTAATGAAGAACTATCAGATGTATTTCCTTACATTTACAAACTAGTAAGTGAAGCAAATAAAGCTAAAGAATTAACCCCAGACGATTTACTAGGCGAAACTGATGCACCACAAGACAATGATAGAAATATTAGAGGCACAGGTTCTTTTGATAGAATACAAGGACCAGCAAACACCGTTAAAGTTCGTCCAGGCATGACTATCTTTAGTATTGCTCAAGCACTTAATGACCAAAACAACATGGGCGGCGATGTAAAACAATTTGTAAAAGATATTATGGATATGAATAACATTTCTAATCCACAGCAACTACAAGTTGGTCAAGTTCTTGAAATTCCTTACTCAATGGGAACAGGACCAGACGGTGCAAGCAGAGGCTTACCACCTGGTGGATTTACAAATTACGAATCACAAATTGAAAATGCGTTTGAAGAACTGATGGGACAGTTTACAGAAGAACATAGTGAAGATAACGACATTGAAGTTGAAGCAGAAGAAGAACAAAAGACACCATTAGGCGAGTTTATCTTAAGTTATTTTGATTACACAACTGGACAGTTTCCAAAAGGTGAAACAGCAGTACTTACTATGGTTGAAAAAGATTACGGAGAACAATTTATCACTCCAGCAAAACAGTTTCTTGAGAAAATTAATCATCGTGTATCAGAAGTAATGGGCTACAAAGAAGAAGAACCTGTAGTACAAGATAACACAGAACTAGACAGTATCAAAAGTTTAGCCGGTCTATAAAGATTGGCTAAATAAAATTGGATGCACAATCCATTGATTTTTTTCAAGTTTTTTTAAGAAAAGACTTGACACGCTAAGTAGTAGAGTATATTATATATACTGTGCTACAAAGTTAAAAAGGCACAAAGCACATAGGCATAACATTATAGGAGGCACAACTATGGCATCATTAGCAGAAATCCGAGCAAAGCTCAAAGAACAAGAAAACCGTTCAGCAGGCGGTTCAAATGGACCAAGCGGTCCAAACCCAATTTACCCATTTTGGAATATTAAAGAAGGCGAGAGCGCAACGTTCCGTTTCCTTCCTGATGGCGATGCAGACAACACTTTCTTTTGGAAAGAACGTTTGATGATCAAACTTCCATTTGCTGGTGTAAAGGGTGATACAAATTCACGTCCAGTACAAGTACAAGTTCCATGTATGGAAATGTATGGCGAGACATGTAATATTCTTAATGAAGTACGTGGCTGGTTTAAAGATCCAAGTTTAGAAGATATGGGTCGCAAGTATTGGAAGAAGCGTTCTTACATTTTTCAAGGCTTTGTAACGGACAATCCACTAGCGGACGATGAAGCACCTGAAAACCCAATCAGACGCTTTATTATTGGTCCACAAATCTTCCAGATTATTAAGCAGGCACTTATGGATCCTGATATGGAAGAATTGCCAACAGATTACACAGCAGGTGTAGACTTCCGTCTTAACAAAACATCAAAAGGTGGTTATGCAGATTACGGCACAAGTAATTGGGCACGTAGAGAGCGTCCACTAGGTGATGCAGAGATGGCAGCAGTTAACACACACGGCTTGTTTAATCTAAGTGACTTCCTACCTAAAAAGCCAGGTGATGTTGAACTTAAGGTCATGCAAGAAATGTTTGAAGCGTCAGTAGACGGCGAAGCATTTGATGCTGATCGTTGGGGACAATATTTCCGTCCAGCAGGTATGGCAGCACGTACAGGTGATCCTAATACGACTCCTGCGGCTACTACACCAGCGGCAACACCTGCACCTGAGGCAGCACCTGCTCCAGTAGCAGAGGCAGCACCAGCAGCAACTCCAGCACCAGCGGCTGAAGCGGCTCCTGCAGAAGGTGGCAACGCCCAAGACATTCTAGCAATGATTAGAGCACGTCAAGGACAGTAAAACAACACGACAGCTATTAACGAAACCGAAGCAGAGATTCATGGTTTACCTGTCAACACTTCAAAAGTTAATAGCTGTCACGCTTTTTAGATAGGAGAATAATATGGCATCAAAAGCATTTGATCCTACGAAGTTTCGAACTTCGTTAACTAAATCCATTACAGGCATGAGTGCAGGATTTAACGATCCTACTGACTGGATTAGTACAGGTAATTACGCACTCAACTATCTTATCTCAGGTGATTGGAACAAAGGTGTTCCACTTGGTAAAGTTAGTGTGTTTGCAGGAGAATCAGGCGCAGGTAAGTCTTATATTTGTGCAGGAAACATTGTAAAACACGCACAAGATCAGGGTATCTTTGTAGTTCTTATTGACTCAGAAAATGCTCTTGACGAAGCATGGCTACAAGCACTTGACGTAGACACATCAGAAGATAAACTACTAAAACTTAATATGTCAATGATTGACGATGTTGCTAAAACAGTGTCAACATTTATGGCAGATTACAAAGCAATGGCAGAAGAAGATCGTCCTAAGGTACTGTTTGTTATTGATAGTTTGGGTATGTTACTAACACCTACAGATGTTGATCAATTTAACAAAGGCGATATGAAAGGTGATATGGGTCGTAAACCTAAAGCACTAACATCACTTGTTCGTAACACTGTTAATATGTTTGGTAGTCATAATGTTGGTATGGTATGTACTAATCACACGTATGCATCGCAAGATATGTTTGATCCAGATGACAAGATTAGCGGTGGTCAAGGCTTTATCTATGCATCATCTATTGTAGTAGCAATGAAGAAGTTGAAACTAAAAGAAGATGAAGACGGTAACAAGATTAGTGAAGTACGTGGTATTCGTGCAGCCTGTAAGGTTATGAAAACACGTTATGCTAAACCGTTTGAAGGTGTACAAGTTAAGATTCCATACGAAACAGGTATGAATCCTTATAGTGGTTTGCTAGAGCTATTTGAAGCAAAAGGCGTTATTGTCAAGCAAGGCAATCGTCTTGCATATAAGACAGTTGACGGTGAAGAACTACTTGAATACCGTAAAAACTGGAATGGTGAATTACTCGATAAAGTTATGTCAGATTACCTTGTAAAGGAATCTTCTGTGGTAAATACCTCTGAGAATGATCTCGAAAATAACCTAGAAGAAGAATTTACAGAGGAATAAATTTATGGATGAAAGTCAGATTGTCGATGTTTGGACTACTCTAAAAGAATATTTCGATAAAAAACATTTAGAAATATCAGCTGAACGATATGTAGATCTTATGGCCGACTATGGCGTAAGTGACGAAACATTTAAAGATTGTTTTGGCCATTGCACTTATCTTGATAATGCAATAAAGTATTATTTAGATTTAGAAACTGGTGATGGTTATGACGACGATATTGACGAATGGGATGAATAATGGGCTGGTATAGCGAAGTAAGCCGTGATATTAGTAAAATACCTGATGCAATACAACACTTTGAATCTGAATTAATACAAGCAAAGTCAGAGTGTAAACTTGCAGGTAATGTTGAAAAGGCTGCGGCTGCTATGCCAGGCATTGTAGAACACCGTTTTAATCAGCTTCAAGAAATTGAAGCAATCCTAAACTACTTAAATATTGAACTGCGAAGATTGCGTAGTTCATTTTTTAAAAAATATCTTGAAACTTATCAACGAGCTCTGTCAAGCCGTGACGTTGAAAAATACGTTGACGGTGAGGCAGACGTTGTTGACTATGAAAAGATTATCAACGAGTTTGCTCTTATGCGTAACAAATGGTTAGGTGTACTTAAAGCACTTGATCAAAAGCAATGGCAAATCACAAACGTAGTTAAACTACGTGTAGCAGGTATGGAGGACGCTACTCTGTGATAGATTGGTTTGATGACAAGACAGTAGCAGTAGTTGGCAATGCTCTTTCTTTGTTTGATAAAGAATACGGAAGAATAATTGACGAACACGATGTTGTTTGTAGAATTAATAAAGGCGTTACTGCAATACCTTCAGTTTCTCATGGAAAAAGATTAGACTATACAGTTATTTCTAGATGGAATATTATTAATAGCTTATATATAAAGGGTAAAACAAAAGGATCTAATTTTGTAGTATGTAGTCGTAAAGGGTTTAATGACTTAAAAGAAGATATTCCCGAAGATATATATTACTATCCTTTAGAATTACATGCTAATCTAAAATGGAAAAAATTAGGTTTATCCAAATTACAAGAACCATCTACTGGTCTTGTCTTCCTAGATCTTTTATCGCAGTGTAAACCAAAAGCAGTTTCTATTTTTGGATTTGATTGGAAAGAAACTCCTACTTTTTATGATTTAGATAGAACTAAAGAACCGCATTTATACGAGTTAGAAAAAGAATATTGTTTAACTAACTTTGTAAAAAAATATAACTTTAAGCATTACTCATGAATATTCTTATACTTAATAACACTTCAGCGTATCATAATGGCTCTAAAAGTGTGATGTCTGTTCTTTGTTCTCAATTTCCTAATAGTAATATTACTTTAAAAAATAAATCTAAATTAAATATTTTTCATAATATAGACCTATTAGTAGTTAATGGTGAAGGAACAATGCACGACGATGCAAAGAAGGCAAAATCTTTATTAGAATCTATTAAGGCTGCAAAGAAACAAGGCATTAAAACAATGCTAGTAAACACAGTTTGGCAACGTAATAGTAAATCTGTCACAGAACTGCTAAGATATGCTGACTACATAAGTGTTCGAGAAGTTAAATCAAAAAAAGAAATACAAAAAGTTATTGATATAGATGTCGATGTTAATTTAGATTTAAGTTATTTTTATGATGTTCCATACAAGCAAACAAACAATTATAATATAGTTAGTGGTAATTATTTTGTAGATAAATCTTCAAGAAATGGTAGTATTATTATTAAAGGTATTGGTGAAGATGGACATGTTGATCTCTTTAATGAGTCGTGGAATGATGTTGTTAATAAGTTACGTCATTCAAAATTATTAGTTACAGGACGTCATCATGAAATGTATGCTGCATGTAAAGCAGAATGTCCTTTTATTGTATTAGAAGGAAACACACATAAAAATTCAGGGTTATTTGAAACATTTGAAGTAGATATTCCTACATTGCCTATAGATGCATCACTAAGTGATATTAGAGAATTAATTCTAAAAATAGACCAATACGATTTTAAAAAATTGTTTTCTTTAATGAAAACATACAAACAACCTCAATTTTATCATAAACAATAAAAATCGTTATCTGCGTATATAAATATCTACATGATAGTAGTGTTAGTTACTGGGGGATTTGATCCTCTGCATTCTGGGCATATTGCATATTTTAAAGCAGCAAAACAGTTAGGAGATAAACTAGTTGTTGGGCTAAACTCTGATGATTGGCTTACACGTAAAAAAGGTAAACCATTTATGTCTATAAAAGAACGGGTAGCAATTATTGAAGAACTAGATTGTGTAGATCAAGTTATTAGTTTTGACGATACTGACGACAGTGCCTGTGGTGCTATCTATAAAACAATGGCAATTAATGGTCGTTGTAAAATTATCTTTGCTAACGGTGGTGACAGAACAGATATAACTACACCCGAATACAAAACATACGAAGATCATCCAAATGTAGAGTTTGCGTTTGGTGTAGGGGGAGAAGATAAAAAGAATTCAAGTAGTTGGATACTCAAAGAATGGAGCCAACCTACTACTGAACGTGCCTGGGGTAAGTATACTGTGTTAGACAAAGGTGACGGCTGGCAAGTTAAACAACTTGAGTTTAATGTAGGTAAAGCACTAAGTGATCAACGCCATTCT